CCTTGGGCGGCCTGTTCGATCTCCGCCGCGCGCAGGGCCGCCAGCGCGTTGATCAATGAATCGACGTTGTCGATGTGGCCGGCCCCGCCCCGGCCGGCGGCGGTGGTGCCGGCCTTCACGATTTTCTTGGTGTCCTTTGCGGTTGTGAACACGCGGGCGCAGGAGAGCTGCCAGTCTACAAGCGCGTTGTGCGCATGAACGATCCGGCCTTGCCGGACGCGATTGGCGTAGTCCTCGATAACGGGCGTGAGAAGCCGGTTGTTGTTCTGTTGCACCGCCACCACGTCACAGCCTTCAGCCTTCCAACGTTCGAGCAGGTACGCGGCCGCATGGGGATCGGCGGCAATCTGCTTCACCTGGTAGGGCCGCATGGCGTCGCTGATGAAGCCGAAAATCCATTCGTCCGAGATCGCGTTTTCGGGGATGGCGATCAGCTCGCCTGACTCGACATCCTTGAGGTAGTCGCGGTCGTCGCGCTCGCCCATGTCCTTGAGGCGGTCGGCATAGGCAAAGGTCAGGTGCCGCTCATAGACTCGACCATCAGAGAGCTGAAGCAGAAGCGTAGCCGCGGTCAGGTCCCACGCACCGTCTGACTTATCCAAGCCCACGAAGCATTCGGCCCCGGCAAGGTCAGCGTCGGGGAGCGGGTCGACCAGGCAGGCATCGTACGCGGCAGCCGGGATGTACTCCTCGCCATCGGTCGTCAGCCATTGCCCGAGCCGGAAGCGCCGCCACCAGCCGTCATTGCGGAGGATGCGGGCCTCTTCCACTTCCTTGCGGGCCTGCTCTCGCTTCGCGGCATCTTCCTGTAACACAGGATTGCATGCGACGAGCCGGTCAAGGTCATAGATGTCCGTGCCTTTCAGGTCAGCTGCGTCAGGACATTCGAAGATAACCGGCAACAGCTGGGTATCGACGACCTCCCCCGTCAAAACCTTCTTCGTATACTCGTAGCGTTCCCAAGATCGATGGGTCTTATCGCCGCTCCCCGCCGTCGAGATGATGACCCGTAAGCCATTGGGGTTGTTGGTCGTCCCGCCCTCAAGAATATCGATTGTTGTGTTTTTCATTCGGTGCAATTCGTCCAGGGCGATCACGTCGGGGATCAGACCGTCAGCCGCGTCAGGAGTATCAGACAGAGAGAGGTAGTGAGAGCCGGTTACGTCACAGATGATTTCCCGGCGGAACGGGCTATTGAACGCTCGCACCTTGCCAGTCCTGGGCTTCATCATGCGTTTGATTGCGGGCGAGCCCTTAAGGAGCTGAATCGCCTGACCCAAGATGATGCCGGCCTGTTTGGCATTCACGGCGGCGGAGAAGATGCAACCGTCGCGGAGTTCAAACAGCTTGTACACAAGTAGCGCGGCAATGAAGAAACTTTTGCCGTTTTTCTTGGGAACCCATACAAATAGCTTGATGTGCCTGTAGCCGCCGTCTGCCCGCCGCCACCCAAAATAGCGGCGCAGAATTCCGGCTTGCCACGCGTACAACCGTATAGAGAACGTGCGTTCAATCCACGAGATCGCCTTCTCGGCCTTGGCGTCATCGAAGTAACAGCCTTCCGCGATGGCCTGCTCATCGGAGGGGGTCAGGATGTGCGAGCTGTCGGTCACTGCGGCGGCATCTCCATTCCTTCGTTCTCCTGATGTTCAATGGTGATCCGGCTGCGAGCGCTGGGGTTCATGCCCAGAGAGGCCTCAGCCTTCGTAAGTTGATCAGCCAGGCTGCGCTCCACGCTGTGCACCGCCGACACCTGCATCATCTTGGGCTGTCCCTTGTCGTCTTTTATCACCATGAACTCCGCCCCGGGATTGCTTGCCAGGGTCTGGGACACGCGCCGCCAGCGAATCCAATTGACGCAGTAGCGGGCGAGGAGATTGGTGTCGGCGGCCCCCAGCAGGCCCATCTCGCCGAGCAACTTGCAGAGGCGTTTGAACTCACGTTTCGCGTCGGCATCCTTGAGCCATGACGGGCAGGTGGGCTTTCCGAGGGCCTTGGCCTCGCGTGCGGGCGCACGGTCAGCCCGGTAGGTCCCTCGGGCCTGCTTGATCGCTGACGGCAATGGAACTGGCCCCCGAGCCCCCATCCCTCACTCCCCCTTCGGAATCTGACTGAGGATCGCGTCGCGGATATGCGCGGCGATGGCCTTCATGAACAGCGGAGGGACGCAGTTGCCCATCCGCGCGACGGCCTCCCCGTAATCGTCCTTATCCAAGAAGTTCCCGATGAATTTGAAGTCATCGGGGAAGCTGCAGAATCGCTTGAATTCACCAATGGTGAAACGCCGTTGTTCTGCCCAATGCATGCAGCCATGCATGCCGAGGTTGCCGTCCATCTTACGGATGGTCTGGGCGGGCTTGTCTGGATGGAACTTCACCGCGTTGAACCCGGACCCGAGGCCCGCCTTCTGGCGGTTGGAACCGACAGGGATTTTCGCCCAGTCCTTCATCGCGGAGTAATGTTTGCCGGCGGCGAGCAGCATCGCGATTTCCGCCGGGTTGTTCTCAAGCCCGATGAGTGCGGCGCGGGCGCTGATAGGTGACGTGATCGGCGCGGGAAAGCTGGGCTCGATGCCCAGATCGTCGCGGACCCCGATGAAGATAATCCGCTGCCGGGCCTGGGGCACTCCGAAGAAGGCGGCATTCAGGAGGCGGACCTTGACCCGATAGCCGCACGATTTCAGTTCCCGGAGAATAACGGCGAAGGCGAACTTCATATCGCCTTTGACCATCCCTGAAACATTTTCCATGACAAACGTCTTGGGACGCAGGCCCCGGATCAATCGGCAATACTCTTTGAAAAGCTGATTGCGCGGGTCAGCGAAGTTGCGCCGGCCACAGGTTGAAAAGCCCTGGCACGGGGGCGAGCCATCGAAGATGTCCAGTTCGCCAGGCTTGAGACCTGTGCGGCGGAGAACTTCATCAACCGAGAGCTTGGCGATGTCGCCATGGAAGACATCCGTGCTCGGGAAGTTCGCACGGTAGGTGTCCACAGCGTGCTGGTCCCACTCGCAAGCAAGCATGACCTTTCCGCCAGCAAGCTGATAACCGAGGCTTGAGCCCCCGCACCCGCTGAACGTTGAAACGACTTTGAAAGCAGCCTCGCTCACTTCGGGAACTCCTGACCACAGTGAGGGCAGGTGACGGTTTCGACGTCATCCGCGGCGGACTCATCGAACTCCTGGCCCTCGGCACCATCGGGGATGGCCCCGGAACCGCCGGCGGTCAGCGCGGAGAGTTCATCGAGCGTGAAGCCGGTGCAGACGGCGAGGTCAGCATCCTCGGCCTTCAGCGCCGCGAGGGTTTCCGCCAAGGCTCCGTTGTCCCAGAGCGAACCGACTTCGGGATCGCCGGTTCGGTTGTCCGCGATCGCGAATGCGGTGGCTTCGCTCCCGACGAGGGCAGTCCGGACGATGTCGACGCTGGTCCATCCAAGGGCTTTCGCTGCGGCAAGCGTGCCGTTGCCGGCGCGGACGATGCCGTTGCCGTCAACGACCAGCGGCTTCTGCTGGCCGAAGCGGGAAAGCGATGCTTTGATCGCCGCGAGGTTGCGTTCCGAGTGTGTGCGAACGTTCGCGGGATCGGGCAGGATGCTGTCGATTGGAACTGATTCGATGTTCATTTTTGGATCCTTTGTTGCTGATCTGGGAGCGGGTACCCCCACCCCCCCTAACTTGACGGGAAAAAAGAGGACGCTGCCGGATGCGGTGGTGAGCATGCGGGGTCTGGACATTTTCAGGCCTATCCCCCCATACCCCCCTTGGGGTGTCACTTAGTCATATCTGTTATGCAATGCGGGTCTTGAGCACGTCACTCACGCTCCCAGGAAGAGGAGTGAGCTTAAGCACGGTGCGGACTTCGTTACCGGTGAGAATTCCGAGCCGGACCAGGTTGGCCATGCGATCAATGAGATCGATTGATTCTTTGTAGCGGAACAAGCGACTGAGCTGCTCCTCGGAAGGACTGGGCTGAGGGGCGGTACAGATAGCACCGAAGATGGACATGGGATTCCTTTCTGAAGGATGACTAGGTGATTGTTTACTTGGTCATGAGCTGGTGGCTGATGGCTTTAATCTGTAGCTGGATGGAGACAGGTGTCAGGGCAATAAGTAGGTGGCATCGCATATCGAGGGCGAGAAGGTTGTCATCGGAGGTCGGCCCCCCTTCGGCAACCGCTCGTATGTGATGAATCTCTGAGGCCGCCGACGTACGGCCCTGTGCCAGGCACCACTCGCATAACGGGTGCGCTCTGCGATAAGCGGCAATGATTCTGCGGTGCCGCGAGTTGTCGCGATGCTTGCGGATCATCGCTGCCGTATCAGTCCGGAGAGCAGGAGCGTTGCTGGGTTTGCCGAGGTATGAGATGCGCATCAGTCGGCCCCCTGGAACGGACGGAGCCGCTTGAGCCGGCGGCAGATGGTGGACGCGGATGTCCGGGTGATCTTGCCGATTTCTCGATGATTGAAGCCCGCCAGGATCAGCGCGATGATCGCCCGGTCTTCCAGCAGCAGCGACCCGATCGTGTCCTTTAATTCGGCGATGGCTGCAGGATCAGACGCGGCCCCGTCGATGCGCGGGAGGATTTCAAGGGCGGATGACCGGCGACCGACGCGAGCCTTGTACTGCACGTGATTGCGGATGGCCCGGACCTGTTCATCGCGCGGAAGGTCGGAAACGGTTTGCGCCTTGAGATACGCGATGCCGCTGAAGTCTGCCCGGATCGGTGCCGGAAGCGCCTCAAGAGCCTCGGCGATAATCTTGGATTCGTCCACTGATTCCCCCCTCATGTCCTTCTGAAGCTTAGGCGAAGACGTTGACGGCCCCGACCGCAAGGGTCACCGTTTCGCCGCCGGCGAGCTGCCCGACAATGCGATAGTTGTAGGCCCCCATCCCGCCGTACAGAGAGGACGTGTCAGAGGAG